GAATACTAATCTCAGCCCATAGTCGTTATGGTAAATCACAATGGGTAGGAATTGCTGTGGCTTTAAGGATTTTATTCTCTACTAGAAGAAAGATATTTTTAGTGGCTCCTACAAATGATAAAACAAAAATTCTAAGGGATTATTTAGTTAATGCAATTATGGACTGCCAAATTTTAAGAGGTATGCTTGATGGTGCAAGTGGAGATGCTTCATTAAAAAAAGAAGTTTCAAAAAGTAGAATGACATTTACTAATGGTTGTATGGTTCAAACTTTATCTGCAGAAGGAGATGGTCAAAGATTAATGGGTTGGGGTCTTGGTGATGAAGGTGGAGATTTAATTGTTGATGAACTCGCAGAGATTAAAAGAGATGTTGTTGATACAAAAATTATAAGAATGCTCGCAGATAATCCGGCAGAGTCTAATTTTATTGGTTTATTCAATCCATGGCAAAAAGATTCAGCAGCTTATTCAATGTGGATCAGTGGTGACTATAAAATAATCCATATTAATTGGGAGCAAGGAATAAAAGAAAATAGAATTACTCAAAGGTGGGTGAACTCTCAAAGGAAATTATTAACTCCAAATCACTTTCAAGTTTTATGGGATAGTATATTCCCAGATGAAGAAGATTCTGCACTTATGACATTTAAAGATTTAATGGCAGCAAAAGCAGAATATACTATTGGAAAGAAAAACCATGAAGTTTTAATTGGTGTTGATGTTGCAGAAGAGGGAATTGATAAATCAGTAATTACTGTTGTTGGTCACGATTTGGAAGATGATATTTATAAAATTGTAGAAATAAAAGATTTTTCAAAACAAGATACAATGACAACCACTGGATATATTGTTCAGTACATAGAAAAATACCACCCAACAAGAGTAAACATTGATGCAACAGGATTGGGTAGAGGAGTTTATGATAGATTAATTGAGCAAGGTTATGATGTCATAGATGTTAAAGTTGGAAGAGCACCAACAGAGAATAAACATATTTATTTAAATCAAAAAGCCCAAATGTATGAAAACTTAAGAAGATTATTTGAGGATCAAAGGATTAAGAATTTAAACCACACTATTTTATTTACTGAATTAAATGTAATAAAGAAAGAAATTCAATCTAATGGGAAAACAAAAATAATTGACCCAAGTAAATCACCGGACTTTGCAGATAGTTTAGCAATGTGTATTTTTGATAGTAGTCCTGGCTTTGAAATGCCTGATGATGATTTTTACCTATAATAAGAAATTTTACTCTTAGTAAATATTATCATAGGCAAATATAGTTTAAACAAATTGAAAGGTAGAAGAATCACTAATGCTTACTCAAGGCAAAAGATTATCTTCTAAATTAATTTTATATTATTTATTTAAATAATTTTGTAAGCTTTATTTTTAAAATGTACCCATAAGTATATAAAAAAGACTCATAAGAATATAACCATGGAGAGAAGAATTAGAGCAAGACTAAGTCCTGAACAAGTTGACAGAGAAAAATATTTAATGTCAACATTTAATGTTAAGACTCATGCTGCACTATATAAAAAATTACTCCAATTAAAAATATAAAATGGTATTTAAAATAATTTGTGAAAGAAAAGTAATAGAAGAAATTGGTGTTGTTGTTGAAGATGCACAATCAGCAGAAAATATTTTGAATGTTTTAAACAGTCAAAATTCAGAATCTCATAAATCATATATTTGTGAAGAAGTAATTGAAGAAGCTGAAATAGCTGAAGAAGTTACAGCTGAAACTACTGAAGATGTTCCAGCAGAAGAAACACAAGAACCTCAATTTTAAAATGTTAATTGAGGAGGCTTTGATTTTTTTAAGACAAGGCAAACAAATCACCAACACAAATTGGAATGGTTTTGAAGATAAAGTTATGTATTTAACATTACAGAGACCAGATAAAAATAGTTTAATGACAATTCCATATATTGTAATGAACTCAGGAACATTTGTTGATGGTGGTTGGGTTTTTGAAAAAGGACCATGGACACCAAGCCAGATTGATTTTAATTCTGGAAGTTGGGAAATTAGAGAAGAAAAAATAAATGACTAAAACAAAATCAAACCTAGACCTAAAATCAGTAAAACCTATTACTGATATGATAAAAGAGAAAATAGCTGCAGGAGAAGATAAAGAATATTTATTTTCATTAACTGAAGATAACCTTTGTAAATTTACAAAAGTAAGACATGTAATCGGTGAGGATGGAGAACCTCTTGAACAACATTGGGTTGAATATGTTGATTTGAAAAACTTTAATAAGATCATTAAGAAATTTAATGAGAACATGAAAAGAATTAAAGAAGCTCAAAAACAATTAAGACCGATTATTGATAAATTCCAAAATGAATTGGGTGGGTTTACTCTTGAAGATTACACAAAATATAAAGATTTATTAGATAAATTTGAGCACTATACAAAGTATAAGAACCAATTAGAAACTATTGAATTACAAAAAGTAGATGCACAAAAATGGAAAGAAGTTTATGTTGCTGCCAATAAGGAAATTGGAAAAACAATTACAAAATAATAAATAACATTTATAAATATGTGTCTTGAGAGTCTTATTAGTAAAAATGGGCATCCTAAAATCCTTTAAGAAAATAAGTGACTTGAAAATAGTTGACACGAAAAAAGCAATGGTCCTTGAAGATCCTGAACAAATTAAAAAAGTTCTGGAAATTCAAGAAGTTTTTTCATCAGGGAGACCTGACCAAAATATAGATCAATTCACAAACGAAGGAGTATTATCTCAAAATTATTTTCCTTATAGTGAACATCAATTATACGAACTTTATTTATATTCTGCAGAATTAAGATTATCTATTGGTAAAGTAAATTCTGAAGTTTTTAGAGCAGGTTATGATATACTGCCTATTGTAGAAAACCCAAGTGTTGACCAAAAAGAATTGGCAGAAGGATTTATCCATAGAGCTAATGGTAACAACCAATCTTTATCTGAAGTGTTTATGCAATTTGGGAAGGATGTAGATATTTTTGATGATGGTTTTGGTGTTCTAGCTAAAAATTATTTCTTAGATTCTAAAGGTAAAATTATTGGTGGTGAGGTTCAAGAGTTTTTTAGGGTGAGTCCATTGTTTGTAGATTTCTTATTCTCCAAAGACAATAAACTAGGGCATGACATTAACAATAAACAGATTTATTTTGATATTGAGGATAGAAGTATAATGACTTATGATAAATGGAATGCTAACACTAATCAACAAAACATGGAAGCACATTTTAGAATTAGATCTGGAACCACTTGGAAATATTATAACTCTTCAGAGATCATCCATCAATCGTTACACGAACCAAGTTTAACAAGAGGACATTCACCAATTAGACCACTTTATAATAAAGTTATGTCTATGATTGGAATGGATTATACTATTGAAAAATATTATGATAAAAGCGAGAGACAACCAAGGAGTCTTTTATTTGTTAATACTACTAATTATGATACAATTCTTAAATGGTGGAAAGTTCTAAGGCAAAAAGTTTCAAGAAACCCAACTGCAATTCATCCAATCCCGGTTAATAATGCCGATGGTAAAAAATTAATTGAATTTGTTGACATGATGAAACCTTTAAATGAGATGCAATATACTCAGGTAAGGGATGAAATTAGAAGAACAATAGCAGCCTTTTATGGTGTGAGTAATGTTTTTAATAATGATACAACTGGAGGAGGTGGATTAAATAATGAAGGTCTCCAAATTAAAGTTACAAATAGAGCTGTTGAAGTTAGGCAAACAATGTATAATGAAAAAGTATTGCCATGGATATTTCAACAAATGGGGATCACTGATTATGAAATTAAATTAAAATCTTCTAAGGAAGAGGACCAAACTTATGAAATTGATTTAATGGCAAAAAAGATTGCTAATGCTGAAAAGTTAGTTTCTTTGGGTGTTAATGTTAGATATGAAGAAGGTGAATTTATTATCAATGATGGTGATTTAGAAAAACCAGATTTAAATGCAGTTCCACCTTTACCAGTTTTCCAGGGTAAAGTAAAAAAATCTAATATTTCTTTAGTAAAAAAAGTAGATCAACCAAAAGAAGCAAAGGATCAAGTCCCAAAATCACTCCAAGAACAATTCGAGAATAATTTGATGAAAGAATTAAAAGTTTTGACTGGTGGTTTGCTTGGTAAAAAATTAACTAAATTGGCCATGAATAAATTTACTAAGGCAGCAGAAGAGAAATTAAATAAAAATCTAAAAAAGAAAGCTGCAAATCAAATGAAAGCAATTTACTCTAAAGCTGCAGAAAAAGAATCCAAATTAATTGGTGAAAAGTTTTCAATGAGTGATGCAGATAAAGCAGTTGTGGAAAATATTAAACAAGATCCAACATGGAATAAAGCATTTAGTAATTTATCTGAAGAAACATCAAATAATTTAAGATCTAAAATTCAAGAACATTTTGATGCTGGAGAAATAGATCCAGATAAATTATCAAAAGAATTGGGGGAAAGTGTTGATGCATCCGAAAATCAATTAAATACTATTGTTAGAACTGAGACAACAAAAGTTTCAGAAGCTGCAAGATTAACCCAATACGAAAAAAAAGGACTTGATAATTTTTTATTTGAACATGTAGGCCCAAGTGATAAAAGAACCACTAAAATGTCGAAAGGTGCTAAAAGCCAAACGAAAGGAGGAGTAAGTTGGGGCGAGTATGTTAATGCTATTGAAGCTAATAAAGTTTCATCAGATTGGACTGTGAACCCACAATCACCAATCACTCATCCAAACACAAGACATATATTTACAGCAAGACCAAAGGAGGATTAATAAATGGCAGATACTGGATTTACAAAAGGATTTAGTCAATCAACTTGTATTAAAAAAGCATTTGATCCAATAAATGATTCTATAAGAGTTAACGCTGTTTTGAATGGTGATGTAGATATTGGGAAAATTACAATTATGGACCCGGTGACCGGAGAAGAAGCCAATGTAATTATAAATGGTAGCGGTCAAAAAAGATTATTGGTGGATGCTGGAGTTACAAGTGTTGAACCAAATGATGTGGTTATTGCTTCCACCCATAATACTGTAGATTCTATAAAAGCAAACTATACAGTTCCTGCAGGAAAAACATTATTTATTACAAGTGTATGGGCATCAACAAGAAGTGCAGATATTATTGCACAATTACAACATAATGGGGTTGCTTTGGTTGATATTCCAGTTTCATCTGGAGCAAATTCTTTTGGTGGTTTAGTGTTACCAACAGAAACACCTTATGGAAGTTTTGCAGCTGGAGCAATAATTCAAATTCAAAGAATAGAAGGTTTATCAGGTTTAGCTTGGTCGGCTGGATGGGTAGGTTATTTAGTATAAAATGGCACAAATAAAAGATTTTGAGGGAGTTACTGCATGGGCAGATTTTAAAGCTAGATTACTTTTGAAACAAAGTAAAATTCAAGAGTTATCTTTACTCGGTGGAGAATACACATTATTTTTTACAGAAAATACTGATTTATATAGAGTATCAATTACTAAAACATCAGCAGATGGAATTGATTATGAGACTAATTTTCAACCAACAGCCAATGAAAAAACTGAGGTTGATGTAAATGTGGTTTCAACCACTCCAGGTCAAATGAAAATTGAGGGAGTATTGTCTGGAAATTTGGCTGAGGTATCAGTAGATAATAGATTATTAGTTGATGCATCAATAGCACCAGTTTCAAATCAGCCAATTAGTTTTGCTGATGGTCCAAACATTGATGCATTTGACAGGTTGAGAGTTTCAGAAGTTACCAGCCTGCTTGATATTAAATTATTAAATGATGATGATCCTTTATTTATTGATACAGAATTATTTGGAACTGCAACCTCAGTATATAATACAAATGAAGCTTCGGTTACAATGTCAACATTAGCGGATGGTGATTGGGCAATAAGGCAAACATTTCAGAGAACTAATTATCAATCTGGAAAATCTCAATTAATTTTTATGACTGCATATAATTTCCAACCTGAAACAAATATTACTAAAAGACTCGGTTATTATTCTAGCTCAACAGCAGAACCACACACTCAAGATTTAGATGGATTGTGGGTGGAAAGTTCTGGTGGGGATGTTTCAATTAATATTTATAGATCAGGAATACAAACAGAAAAAACAACCCAACTTAATTGGAATATAGATAAACTTGATGGAACAGGTCCAAGTGGAATTAATATTGATTGGTCAAAAAATCAAATATTTATAAAAGATTTTGAATGGTTAGGTGTTGGAAGAGTGAGATGGGGAATAGTTGTGGATGGAATGATACATTATTTTCACCAAAGTGTTCATGCAAATATAACTTCTAAAGTTTATATGAGTAGTCCAAATCAACCTTTGAGGTGGGAGATCAGACAAAATGGTGCTGGCTCTGGAAACATGACTCATATTTGTGCATCAGTAAATTCTGAGGGAAGTTTAAATGTTCTTGGAACTGAAAGAAGTTTTAATACTGGAAATACAAAATTAAGTGCAAACTCAAGTGGGACAAGATATGCTTTAATGGGATTAAGATTAGATAATGGAAGACCAAACATAATAATCGATATTTTATCTTTGAGTGTTTTAGTAAGCACTGCCGATAATTTTTTATGGGAATTATATTTAAATCCTGATGTTACTGGTGTTTTTACTTGGAATAATATAAATGATTCTACTGCACAAATAGCTTTGGGTACAAACACAAATATAGTGAGCAATGGAACTTTGATTACAAGTGGTTATGGAACAAAAGAAAGTTCATTTGCAACCCAAATAAAAACTGCTTTAAAATTAGGAAGTAATATTGATGCAAGAGTTGATGAGTTTGTTGTAACAATAACGCCATTGAGTAACAATTTAAGTGCTTATGGTGCTATGACTTTTAGGGAGGTTAGATGATGGAAATTAAATGGATAGATTTTAAAACACTCATAAATAATTATGGGGCAAAGCACATGGAGATTCAAACAACAAGCTCATATTATTTGACTATTATTGCAAATAATATTGTTTTTAGTTGTGAATTAAATAAAGATGCATCAGTTGAAACTGTTGATTATGAAACCAATTACCATGGTACAGCAAAAACAAGTGTATTTAATAATGCAAATGGTAAAATGGGTGTGGTTTCAAGTTCAAGACCACCAAATACTAAAACCTGTTTCACTATGAGGGGAGATTCAGAAACAACCATTGGTGAAGGACAACTTGCAGCGTGGGATTTTTCAAATAATTATAATGATGTTACTGCTTATCCTGGAAGAAAAAAGAAGCACGTTGATATTTCATTCAAAGAAGAAGTTTGGATAAAGGAAGGTTGTGTTTATTTTCATAATGCTAAAAAAACCACATTTTGTAATATGGATATTATATGTCCGGTCGGTGGTTATATAAAATTACCTTCTGGTGAAATTGTTGGACCTATGCCTGTTGAGCAGAATGTAAGTAGATATGTTTTACACCATTTAATTCAAGGAACTTGTCCAATGGGAGATGAATTAAACACAGAGGAAGCCCAAGAAAATGCTTTGCCTGTTGGTTATTTAATTAGGTTAGAAATTGATGCACCTGATACAGATAATGATTCAAATGGGTATGTTAGTTTTGAGCTTTATAGAAAGGAGACAATTTAAAATGATACAGATATATAAAACACCAGAATTTAAAGAACAAGGAGAATATATAACTAAAGAAATAATTACTGGAAAAATATTAAAAGTATTTGTTGAGCTTGAAGATTCAGCACCACTTACAATAAAATTATCTACAAGCGAGGGAGAAGTATTTATGAATAGAGAGTTTAAAGAATCGGATTGTTATAAACCACTCGATGTAATTGTTGAGGGTTCAGTTTATGATAAATTTATTTCTGCCGGTCCAATCTCTATTGAAATTATCGGTTCAGTTTCTGAAAAAAGACCATTAAAACCAATTCAAATCTTTTACGAGTAGTTCCATAAATTTATAAATATAAATCTTTAGTGTTGTATTACAAGTAGATATTAAAGATCTACATTTTTGTAAAAGATGGAAGAAAATATAGTTTTCATAAAAAAATCTGAAGAAGTGTACACTACTAATAAAGTCTTGGATGTTTTCAATTCCACTGACGATCTCAATTTGATTGGGAGTTATGTGGAAAAAGCACAAGAGAGATTATATGCAAGCTGGGCTTCTGCTGATGCAAAAGATAGTGCCGGAGAGAGAATTCCAATCGAAGACATTATCAAAGATCAAGAAATTTTAATTAATAAAAGGCATGGGCCTATTAGTGATTCTCATACAAATGCAATAGTTGGTGAAACTTTAGCATATAAAATTCTCATTCATCCTGAAACTAAAACTAAAGGTGTTTTACATTTAAACAAAATTCATGACGATAATATTGTTGATGATAAAGTTTGGAAAGAAACACAATCTGGAAAAAGAACAGGATCATCAGTTGGTGGTTTTAGTAATCCTAATGGATCTAAATTCACTACATTTGATGGAGATATTGTAAAAGAATTATCTGGGTTCAGGCAATTTGAAACTGCTAGTGTTGAGGAACCATGCAACCCCTTTGCAACAAATGTTGCTGTTTCTCAAGTAGCAAAAGGAGACAATATAAAAATGTCAGAAGATAAATCAAACGAAATTATCAATGCAGTGCAAAAAGAAGCTAATATAGAATCTACTGAAAAAGTAGATGTTGTTGAAGATTCAAATGCATTTGTAAATAAAGAAGAAATGGAAGCTATGCTTGGCCCTTTAGTTGAAAAGGTAAATGCATTAGCTGATGTTGTTGGGGGTTTGACTTCCGGTGGCGAGCAAGTTGAATCTGAAGCTGTTGAAACTCAAGAAGAAGAAACAGAAAAAATGGATGATGAAACTGAAGAAACTGAAAAAGAAACTGTTGGAGAAGGTGAAGTTGATAAAATCGGTAAGATGATTGAAGCTGCTGTTTCAAAAGCATTTGATAAATTAAACTCAGTTAAAAAAGAAAAAACTGTTGTTGCTAAAGTAGTTAAATCTGCAGCTGGAACAAGAGTTGAAGATACAGTAACTAATGCTGCATCTGTGAATAAAAAACAAGATATGATTAATAAGGCAATTTCAGGAAATGGAAATTGGGATGATATTTTATACGGAGACCTATAAAAATGGCAAGATCTAGATATACAATTAATGATTTAATGAAAGACCAATACCAAAACGCTGGTATTAACAAAGATATGGTTGCAGTTAAGAAAACTCTTGGAGTTGGAACACCTGATGCAAGAAACGTTTTATACGGAATTCAAGCTTTTACACAATTTAATAATGAAACAATTACATGGGCAGTTTTACCTAAATCTCCTTGGAAACAATCAGGATTTAGAATGAGAACTGGTGCAGGATTTACTCCAGGAACTGGAACTTCTGTGGCTGATGGTGGTTCATTTGGTGCAACTGCTACATCTGAATTAAGGAAAGTAGAAGTTTCTTGGAAAACTACTAGAGTTAAATTTGGAGTAGATATGCAATTTGCTTTAAATGCTGGTAATGATGATGATTATTCTTATGAAGAAGAAATTAAACATAAAGCTTTAGACCACATGAAAGATATTAATAAACAATTAAACGCAAATGGTGAATCTGCTGTTGTTGCAACAAACATTGAATCAATCGATAGGATTATTTCAAATGTGAATGAAGCCACTGCTTATGCTAACTACCAAACTGTTTATGATATTGATAGATTAGGTGTTAATGGTGATGATGCTGATGCTTCAGTTTTAGATGGTGCTGGTGCTGTTTTAACAACTAGAGCTGTTAGAGATTTAATTGATGATGTAAGAGCTAAATCAGGTAAAAGATTAAATGTATTTATTACACGATCCGATACTGCTGCAGAATTATCTGAATTATTCGATACTCAAATGAGATACGATTTAAAAAGAGAAGATTTTACAGTTAATGGTGTTTCCACAACTGGTCAAGACTTTTTACAAAGAGTGGGTGCTATCGATGGAATCCCAGTTTTAGTTGATCCAGATGTGATTAATGGTGCAACTGCTAATGCTTTAGGTAATATTTATGGTTTGAATACTGAACATATTTCCTTTGCAACTTTATTAGCGACTCAATTTTACGAGAGTAATGAAGAAGGAATGCTTGAGAGAGATGAGTTACAAAGAGTAGGTGCTTATGTTACAGTAGGAAACTTATGGTGTAATATGTTCTCAGCTCATGGTAAGTTAAAAAATTATATTGCTAACCCATAAAGTTAGTTTTTAGGTAAATAAAAATGGTAAGACAATTAGTTTATAAAAATCAAGGTCCATATATTAGAAGGCTTGAAGTTTTGGGAAAGAGTTTTTCTTTTTCTCCAAAAACAGGATGTTCATTTCCTGATAATAAATACTTTGACAAATACGTTGATGCTCTTTTGTCTCTACCTGGTGTTGAACTTGTTGGTTCTTCTGGAAATAATACTCCTAAAGTTGAACCACCTAAACCAAAACCGGCAAGTCCATCTGGACCACAACCGGCTGAAGTTAAATTAGGGAATGCTCAACCAAAGGCAGATGCTTCTGAAGAAAAAACAGGAATAACAATTAATCCTGAAACAAAAAATAATTAAAAATGGCAGATACTATATTTAATTCATTGACTGAAGACATGGCAAACGGAAATATCACTTTAGGTAGTGATACTTTCAAAATCATGTTAGTTGACAATACTTATGTTGTTAATGCAGATACTCAATTAAAGAGAAGTGACATTACTGGAGAAATTTCAGGTGGTGGATATACTGCAGGTGGAAATGCACTTGCTGGTGTTACAGTAACAAAAGATACTGTAAATGATAGAATTGTTTTTGATGCAACTGATGAAGTTTTTGCGGCTTTAACTAATACATTTAGAGGAGCTGTAATTTACAAAGATACTGGTGTTGCTGCAAATGATAATCTTGTAATGTTCTTGGACTTTACAACAGATCAAATTGCAACTGGTGGAGATGTAACTATTCAGTTTAATGCTAATGGTTTAATCAGATTCCAAAATAATAATGCTTAGAGGTAATTAAAGCATGGTTACAATAAATCTGATAAATCATTTTTTTGTGAAAGATCATTATGAAGTTTTTTATACTGTGGATGTAGATCCAACAGAATTTCAAACTCAGATTTATTCAAGTGAGGGATCACTAACAGAGATAGAATTACAAACAAAATTAATTGATGCTTATGTTGCTAAAACAACTGGAGTAAATTTTAATTATGTGACTCCAATCCCTGCTGCTGCTCCAACACCAACTCCTGCAGAAATTGCTATTTCAGCAAAAGAAGAGGAAGTGAATAGTGCTTTAAATCTTAGGATTTTGGCAGATTATAAAACAAAAAAAGCAGAAGAAATTTCTTTGAGAATATCAAGAACTGAAGCATATATTGATAGTGGAGTTGATCCAACTATTTTGGCAGCAATAAAAGCCGACCTTAAAATATATGCCACTACTGCAATTCAAGAATATAAAGCAGCAAATGATGTATATGACATCAAGAAAGCTGAATTGGATGCGTTATTAGCATAAAAATAGTTTAGTAACTTACAGCGTGATGGGGTTTAATTACTCCATCCATAGTAATAACTTTTATAAATATACTTCTTTAGAGATTTACTAAGATGAGTCTCAATAATAATTTAAATGCAAGGTGGCATTTTTCCGGAAATACAAATGATAGTTCTGGAGCAGGAAATAATTTAACAAATAATGGTGCAGTTTTAACAACTGATAAAAATAGTAATCCAAATCAAGCTTATTTATTAAATGGAATTTCAGACCATTTAAGTATAACTGATGTAGCACAAACAGGGCTGGATTTAATTGATAGTTTTTCTTGTTCGGCATCAATAAATGTAACAAATAAAACTGACGTCCCAATTATAAGTAAATATGGTGCAGCAGGTCAAAAATCTTTCTTTTTAAAATATGTGGATGGTTTAGGTTTTCAATTAGAAACATCAAGCGATGGGACAAATACAGTTAATAGTTCAATTCCATATACTTTGAACACTTCACAATGGTACGATATTGTAGTTACTTATGAATCTGGAGCTGGTTCTTTTTCAGTTTATGTTGATAAAAATTTAGTTGGAACTGCAACTGGTTTAAGTACTTCTTTATTTGATTCTAATGCAGATTTTCAGGTTGGTGCGGTGACAAGTATTGGATCATATTTGACTGGTAAAATTGATGAAGTAAGAATCTTCAGTAGAATTTTAGGTCCACATGAAGCGATTGAAATTGGTGTTGGTTATGATTCAACAAATGATAATTTTGAAACCTTAAATGATTCACTTGATGTTTTGTTACATTTTACTGGAAATGCAAATGATAGTTCAGGAAATGGAAATAATGGAACTGTGACTGGTGCAGTTTTAACGACTGATAAAAATGCAGTTCCAAACCAAGCATATTTGTTTGATGGAGCAAGTGATTATATTACATTATCTGGGATTTCTACTTCAACATTAAATAAAGCTATTTCCTTTTCAGTAAATATTTCTGCAGTAACATCTCAAGATTATTTTTTTGAAAGTTTCACAGGTGTTGGAAATGAAAGAATTGGTGCTGGTGTTGATTCTGCAACAGGAACATATATTATTTATGATGGGAATGGGACATGGGTAAATACTGGTGTTGCTTATACTCTTGGAGTTTGGAAACAGTTGTCTTATGTTTTTAATGATGACACAGTATATTTTTACGAGGATGAACATTTAGTTTATTCTGGTTCTGTTGTTGCTGTTCCTTTCATGGCAGCCCCAAAAATTGGTTCTTCTTACGATAATTTAAGTTCTTTTTTCAATGGAAAAATTGATGAATTTAGGATTTATACTAGGGCATCAGCACATCAAGAAGTTAAAATGTTGTCCGGACAATATGATTCAGGTGCAGGATCTTCAAACACTTTAAATCAAAATATTTTAAACAAATATACTTTTACTGGAAATACAAATGATGATTCTGGGAATGGGAATGACTTGACAAATAATGGTGCAGTTTTAACGACTGATTTTAATGCAGTTCCAAACCAAGCTTATTTGTTTAATGGTTCTGGAAATTATATGACAGGAACACCTATTGGTTTTGCAGGAAAAGGAGAAGCAGCTTTTAGTGTTAATATTGATCCATCTGGATTAAGTTCAGGATATTTCCTTTTAAGAAATGGAACAAGCCAATTAAATTTGGCAGTAGAAAGAACACCGGATGATATTATTAGGATTACTTGGTATAAAAATGGAAATTTAGGTGGTGCTCAATTAGTGGGAACAATTCCTATCACCACAGAAAAAACACACATAGCATCATCATATAGTGTTAAAGAAGGGGTTGCTAAATTATGGGTGGATGGTGTTTTAGATGTGACTGCTCCATGTAGTGATGTATTAAATAGTACAGATGGAAATTTATTTATCGGTAGAAATGGAAATGCAGGATCATCTTTTTATTTTGCTGGTAAAATGGATGAATGGATTTTTTATGAGAACTCACTTACAACAAATGAAGTTCAAGCATTATTCAATGGTTATGATTCTCCAACTACTGAAGTTTCAAGTGATTTAAATATACCTGCTGGTTTTGGTTCTGTTGATTTGACAGGATTTAGTGGAACTACATTTATTGAATTAAATGTATCTGCTGGGTTTGGTGTTGTTGATACAATCGGATATGCAGCTGAATCATTAGAAGATTCAAATGTTTTGGCTGGATTTGGTGTTGTTGATTTAACTGCTCATTCTGCTACATCAAGTGCAACATTAACTGTTCCAACTGGTTTTGGAGTTGTTGATACGATAGGGTATGCTGCCCAAAGCACAAGTGAACTTAATATCTCTGCTGGATTTGGTTCTGTTGATTTGACTGGTTATTCTGCCAATTCATTAGAGGATGGAAATGTTTTGGCTGGGTTTGGAATTGTAGATGTTTCTGGATTTAGTGCAATTTCAAGTGTTCCTTTAGATGTTCCAGCAGGTTTTGGAATTACAACATTAACTGGAAATTCAGCATTAGTTGGTCAACCTTTGGATATTCCAACTGGATTTGGTTCAGTAAATTTAACTGGTTTTGCTGCCCAATCAATAGAAAGTGATCTTGAAAGAATCGGATTTGGGACAATGGAAGTTTCAAGTCAAAGGTCAGTAATAAATGGGACTATTAAAAATAAAATTCAATTAGATAGTAAATTATTTATAAATTAAAAATGGTAAGAAATGCATATATAGGAGAATTTGGAACTGAGATTTCAATAAACACAGGAGAAGATTTAACACAACCAGCAGTGAATTCTGTTGCTATTGTCGTAAAAAAACCATCAGGTAAATGTATTGAATGGCCAGGTGTAATTAATGGAACAAATATTGTTTATGATTTAAAAGAGGGAGATCTTGATGAGGTTGGTGTTTGGACCATTCAATCAAAAGTAGATTCATCAACTTGGAAAGGTAAAGGAAGACTTGTAGCATTTAGAGTTTTAAGATCTTGTCCATAAGTATCATGGCAACAGAAACTTTTTTGAAGATAAATGAAAAAGCTTTACCTGGAGAAGTTGAAAGAGTAATCCATGAATTAGGGATTAAAATTTTAGATGAATCCCAGAAGAATTTAGCAACGAGTGGAAGCATTGATAGGGGAACCTTATTAAAGTCCGGTAAAATCATTTTCAGACCATTAGAATCAGAAATAACTTACCCTGTTCCATGGGCAGTTTCAATAGAATATGGGAGAACTCCTGGAAGTATGCCACCAGTTGCATCAATTGAGGGCTGGGTAAAAAGAAAATTATCTGTTAAAGATCCAAAATCTGTTGCTTGGGCCATTGCAAAGAAAATAAAAGAAGAAGGAACACAAGCAAAACCATTTCTAAGACCAGCCATTGAAAAAGTAAAAAGAGAGTTTTCATAGTTTAATTAAAATAAAGTTTTATAAATAATTAAAATAAGATTATTTTATGGTAGTTTATTGCACAGCGGCAGATGTTAAAAATTTTGTTCAAAGAAAAAGAGATTTCTCTGATACTTCTACACCATCTAAAGATTGGATGGATAGTATTATTGAAATGCATGAGGATGATATTAATTCTCAAACTGGCCACTCATGGAAAGAATCACATATAAATAAAAGACCAATCCAACATATAACACGAGAAGGTGGTTTTTTTGTTTTTGATTTGGGTAATAGAAAAATAAAAGATTTGGATATTCTTCAAGGTGATAAAATTGAAGTTAGTATAAATAATATTTGGACTAATATTTTAGATTCTGAAAATGGAAAAACTGAAGGTAAAGCCGGAGACTATTGGATAGATCAAGAAATAGGACAACTTTATTTAAAACAATATACACCAAATACAAATAATGTGAGAGTTACATTTAGGTTTGGAGAGTCTGATGTTCCTGGTAATATTAGAAAATTAGCTATACTTTGGAGTGCTGCCGATTATTATGAATTTACAGAACAATCTTTAACTCATGCAGAAGATGGTTCGGTCGATAGGCAATCTGTTTCAAATAAAATTGATAATTTAAGAAGAAAAGGAAACACAATTTTACAAGATGTTTCAGAATGGAAAACTGTTTATTAATACCATATCTTTATAAATTTTTAAAATGCTAATTATTTTGAGATAAAACATCTCGTAAAGTCAATTAGTGAAAAGATGGCAAATTATATAGATGGGATTGCAGAATTAAGAGATTTAATAGAATCTAATTGGATTCCATCAAACACAAGTAATATAACTCCTATTGTTGAAAGGATGATTGATGTTCCAAAACAATTATCTTATGAAGATGAAAAAGATATATATATTTTAATTTATTCTATAAATGAAACTGAAGAATTGCCAACAGCAAATCATACAGATAGAGCAAACATTGCTCACGATATTTCTATTGATTTAAGATTTAAGGCATTATCTGAAAGTGAAATTCAAGATAAATTATTCCAAGAATGTAGAGCAGAATTAAGGAGGATTGTTTATTCTAATAGGATAAACCCCACAACTAATTTTGATGAATTAGATCCCTCTAATAAAAGAGTACAAAATTTATCCTCAAGACACGAACTATTTTATCGTGAAGTGAGAGATGTTACTTTATTGAATTTCAATAGAGATATGAAAATATAAAAATGGCAACTGAAGAATTTTATTTAAATAAAAGAAGAAGATTATCATGGGTTGAAGAATCAACTTATGGTGATGGTGGAGATATGGCAGCTAATGGAGAAGTAGTTGGAATTAATCATACATTTGAACCTGGGGAATGGTCAAGAGGATGGAGTGAAATTATTAATAATGGATCAGATTCAAGACAAATTCAAGACTGGGTTGAAGGAGTTAAAGATTTTCCATGGGTACATAAATTTAATCCTGTTAACTGGAAGTTTTTAAAATATGCTTTTGATGTGGTTGATGCAGGTGCTGGACCTTACACACATACATTTACAGAAAGTGGATGTTTAAAATCATTTGATTATGAAAATATTATTTTTGCAAACACTCCAAAATTAATGAGATTAAAAGGTGGTTATGTTTCAACAACAACGATTACTTGGTCAAAACAAACAAGCCCAAATGATGGATTTGTGGAAATTTCACAAGATTGTAATGCCCAAGATTTAGACCCTTTGTTTGCTGTTCCATCTATTGTTGCAGCAATTACTCAAAAACCATTTAGAGCTCACCAATGTTTATTCACTATTGAAGGAACACAAATTGATGAAGTAAACAATGGTGAAATTTCTATTGAGCAAGGTTTAGATCCAAGTAATTTTACTTATGCTTCTGCTTCATTTGATAGGACAAGAGGGCAACCAATCCCACAAACTTTGAGAATTACTGGAACAATTAATGTTAATTTGAAAGATGAAACTTTACTTGATTTATTTAAGGCAGACAATGTTTTAACTGGAGTAAATAATTTATTAATAGAAAGAACTGTTGATGATAATATACAATTAAATTTCGATAAATTAGTTATTGTTAAAGGTGTTGATGATGGTGCAGATGTTGAAGGACCAACAAATGCAGATATAGTTTTTTCAGTTAGACTATCAAATATTGTTGTAACTGATAACGTGGCAACTTATTAAAAATGGTAGAAGCAAATCAAAATAATATAAATACTGTTGAACCATTATCTGCAGAAGTAAATCAAACAGAAGAAATTAAAACACCAAATCCATTATTATCTCATTTTGTTTTAGATACTGATATTACAGAATTTGAAGTAGATGGTTTATTATTTAAATATAAAGCTGCAAGTTCTGAAGATGATTACAGGTGGGCTAAAAGTTCGGTGATTGATGGGAAAATTGATTACTCATTATTAACTAGACAAAAATTAGAAAATTTAATTGAAACACCTTATGATAATCAAACAATAAAAACTGTGTTAAATATTGAAAAATCATGGGCAGAATTATCTATTAATGAAAGATGGGATTTTACAAGGGTAATGAAGTCAAGAGTTTTTGATGAAATTTTAACAAACATAGAAAAAATAAATGCTGGTGAGGTGGTTGTAAAAAATCTTTAATGGATGACATTTTAAATTCTGGTAAAGAGTTTAAAGTTGTTGATCCATTGAAAAAGAATTTGCTGGCTAAATATATTTATTGGAAAAATGGTATTTCTACCAAAGATTTTGATAAAGAAAAGTGGAGTGATGTTTTAGCAATGGTTGAAATTGATGACACATTCCACACAAGACAGATTAAACTGGCAGAAGTTCAATCTGCTTTAGTTAAAGCAAAAAATATGAGCATATAAAATGGTGATTGCAGGAGAATTGTCAGTTGTAGTTTCAGCTGATACATCTAGTTTAGAAAAAGGATCAAGGAAAACATCGTCTGCTATGAAAGATATGAAAAAAAATGCAGATAGTTCTTCAGGATCTTTTGAGAGAGTAAAACAATCAGCTTCAGGTATGGCAGATAAGATTGGATTATTTGCAAAGGTGGGAGTTGGAGCTTTGACAGCTTTAGGATTGGCGAGTCCAATGTTAGCCGGACACATGGCTAAATTAAAAACTGAATTATTTAATGTTGGAAATACTATGGGAACAGTGATTGAACCTTTTGTAAATTCTGCGATAGGATCACTTCAAACATTCGGAGGATTTTTAGCAACTCATTCTGAGGGATTAAGATTTTTTAGTGATACGATCGTAAATGGTGCAAGTGAAGCACTACAAGGTTTAGGTATTGCATGGGATTTTGTTTCTGGAAAAGTAAAAGATTTGTCAGCTAAAATTGGTTTTGATGTTGATTTGGGTGATGGTTTTTTGAAAAGTTTAGTTTCACAACTTGGACCAGAAGCTGCAGCTGCTGCTATTGGTGCAAAGTTCGGTGGTTTACCTGGTGCTGTTGCAGCTGGTGTTGGTGTTGGAGTTACAAGAAGAATTGCAAATCCAGATTTAATTACTGGAGGAGAAGATGCTTCTGATGATAGAAGAGCTATGGGTTATATTGGAACTGGTGCTGCTATTGGTGCTGCTGTTGGTTCTGTTGTTCCAGGTGCTGGGACTGCTCTTGGTGCTGGAGTTGGTGCTGGTGCTGGAGCAAGTGCTTATTTACTTCACGAAATGGTAAATTTATTTCAAACAATGCAAGAAAATAATGCAAGTAAGGAGGTTGTTTATGGTTCTATTGGAACCACTACTGCAAGATAAATGGTAAATTATATTATAACTAAAACAGGAAAAGTTTTAAACTCTAAAACTAATAAAGAATTAAAACAATTTTTTCGAGGAAACTATCTAAAAGTTTTAATGAGTGTGAATGGAAATAAACTTAATAAAACGGTTCACAGATTAGTGGCTGAGCAATTTATACCTAATCTTGAAAACAAACCACAAGTAAATCATATCGATGGAGATAAAACAAACAATCATGTTGAAAATCTTGAGTGGGTTACAGCAAGTGAGAATCATAAACATGCGTTTAATTTAGGACTTAGAGTGAGCCCAAAATATTGGCAAGGGAAAAAGGGAAAAAATAATTGTAATAGCAAAAGAATAAATCAGTATGAAAAAAATGGTGAATTTATTAAGACTTGGGATTGTATCACTGATGTGTATAGAGTTCTAGGAATTTCAAGCTCCGCAGTAGGAAATAATTTGACTGGGGTTTCTAAAAGTTCTGGTGGATTTTTATGGAGATATGTACAATGAATATGAGAATAGATAATTTTGAAGATGCAAGTGATTTATTTACATTTCCAAATAATCCAATGGTTTTTGATGATGACAACCAAATGAATTTGGAAGTTAAAGAATACCCTTTTGCAAAGTTACATTATATTTCTACTGGGCAAGGAATAAAACCAAAAACTATTGTATTACAAGGACATTTTAATGAAGCAACTTCTGTGACAAAAAGGGATGATTTTAATGAATTAGCAAAACATGTTTCGGAAGCTAAGTTAAAAAAAGTATATTTTGAGAATGATAGATTTTATATTTGTTTAGGTCAAAATATTAAACAAACAAGATCAGGAGGAAGAACTAATTTTATAGATTATACTTCTTCTTTTGTAACCCCAGTATCACTTTTATTTGATGACACACTAAAAACAGCAGATTATAATGGGGCTTGGACTGGTGGAAGTCAAACAAATGCTGGGAGTGTGGAAACATTTATTGAAGAAATAGAAATACCATTAACATCAAATGGTTCAGGTCATTCATTAGAAATACTTGATAACTCAAATAACGGTTTACAAGTAAAATTGGATTCTTATTCAGGTGGACAAACTCTAAAAATCAGAATGATTTCTTTAGTTAATTTATCTGCTGGAATTAAATTTACAGAATTGTTTTCTGCTTTTGTTGATGGAGTACAACAAAGAGTAAAAAGAGTTGGAACTGATGGATCTTTTTTGAGATTACAGCCAGGAGAATCTATTGATACATTTACAATCCAAAATAATACTGCTAATACTGGAGATTTCACATTTAAATGGAGGGATGCTTATTTAGGTTAAAATGGTTTTAGAATTAATTGTTGATGGTGATACAATAGAAACTGCTGCTAGATGGAGCTATAATATTTTATTGAACGAAATAAACACATGTGAAATTGCTTTTGATGGTTCTTCTGAATTTAGAAGGACACAGTTTTCAACTGGAAAAATAGTGGAAATTATTAAAGATGGAGTATTAGATTTTAAAGGTGAGATTGTTGGAAGATCAAGTTTTCAAGGTGGAGGTATTGGTGTTAGAGTTCAGGGATTGGAAGGCTCAACATTATCTGATGATCCGATAGATAATTCACAAATGACTAATGCCGGGTTATATCAGTCTGTATCTTCCACAATAATTTATCAAGAAATAATTAATAATGGTTCTTTATTCTCTATTGGTGTGGTTGAATCCCCAACAGTTGTTGATTTTAAAACAAATAAATCTCAATTTAGGTGGACTTCAGCAAATAAATTATTGACTACCTTGGGACAAGATTTTCAAATAGATTATACTAATAATTTAATTAATGTTAGAGATTCTGTTGGTGATAATGATGTTGCAATATTAAAAGAAAATGTAAATGCAACTGGGATTGTTTTTGAAGAATTTAAAGCCCAGGCATTAAAAGTAATTATTTATGGTAAAGGATCAGGAGATTCTCAAATTTTAGGGGAAGCTCAAAGTGGTAGTTATGTCCCAGGGAATACTGTAAAAATTATTACTGACCAAACAATAATTACTACTACCCAAGCAAACCAAAGAGCAGCTATTGAGCTTGGTGTTTTAGAACAACCAATAAAAAAATACACTTTCCAAATAACAAACATAAATTTAAATATATCTATTGGTGATACTATTACTCTTGATGCTCCAAGTGTTGGAGTAGATAATGCACTTACAAGAATAACTAATATTAAAAGGGGAATGATTGGAGATGTTGAAACTTTAATGGTCCAAGTTACAAACGCAGAATTTTCAAGAATATTAAAAGCAAGATCAGAACAAATTTTAGATTTAGCACAACAACAATCAGATTTGACTACTTCTTTTTTATCTGGAATAAATGGAATTGCTTATGCAAATGGTTACAATGTAAACGATTCAACTCCTCTTTTAATTGATTTTGTTGTAAGTGTTGATGATTTTGAATCTTCTGGTGGTAATCCAATCGTGGATAAATTTAGATATGCTTATGATATTGATGCTTTCAGACAAGGAGCTGGAGATGTTAATTTGGCTCTCGATACTGATATTGGTGGAAATTCAGCAAACACACAACCAGGAGTAAATGGGACTTCAGCTTCAACACAACCATCAGTAACAGGTTCAACATCAACATCAACCACAATTATAAATAATGGTGTTGATTCTTTTAGTGAAAACATATCCAATACAGGTTGGGATTTAGTTGCTAGTGTAAATTATTCTTCAAATTATGACGTTTTATATTGGCAGTCAATTATAAATGTTGCATCAGGTGGACCAGCTGATTTATGGATGCAGATTAGGGTTGGGGGAACTCCACAAATTACTAGACAATTACATACTGCAATTTCAGGTGGTGGTGAATTTGCAATGGGTGATGTTATTGGAAGAATTGCAAATACTTCTGGACAATCTGCAGAATTATATTTAAGATCCTTTACTAATATTCCAAATTGTAATGGTGATTTCAGGGTGTTTTCTCATGTTCCAAGCCATTCACATTCAGATGGAAGTTTAACTGCTTCAAATCATACTCATTCAGATGGAAGTTTTATTGCAGATAATCATGACCATTTGTCTGGTGGATATTCTGTTGACTCTGCAGATTTTAATGCTAATGTTTCAATCGGTGATTTAATTTCAGATACTGGTTTAGTTAATGCATCTTCAGTTGATATTTTTATTGATTATCATAATGGGACAAATTGGATTCAAAAACATTCAATATTAAATACAAATCTGACAATAGATTCAGAACTTGATTTGAGTAATGGTGGAACATATCCTGATGCTTTTGGGCAATGGAGAATTAGAATGTTCACAAATAACAATAATGGTGATTATGGCCAAGGGATTGTCAAATTAACACACACACAAAAATAAAAATGGAATTCAAAATAAATAGATTATACGAATTAAACAATACTTTAAGAGTAGAAGTGGAGACAGTTTATGGACTGGATAATTTTGGGCTAAATTTGGAAAGCAAATATTTAGATCCTGTCACACAAAAACCAAAATATATGGCAGAAATTAAATCTTTATTAGAAAAGAAATATGTTATAACTTATGCAGCTGAAACTGAGGTTGTTGATTCAAATGTAGGAATTACTTTAGATACTGATAATATTTAATAATAGTTAAATTTATAATGTATATTAATCATAAAAGTATATGAATAATAAAATATGTGATAAAATAAAAGATTCAATTAAAGAAAATTATAAAGAGTATTTGATATTCTCTGCCCTTTTAATTTTTTTAGTTTTGTTTATTAGTAATATTTCAATAACACAAAACACAGAAATTCTAGTAAATTCTTCTGAAAATCTTTCTGGAGAAACAAATATAGACAAAATTTTAATTAATACAACTAATTCTTCTGAAACATTTTTAGATCCTAATGGATCAATAATCATGGATTGTATTTATATAAATGGCTCTGCCCATCAAAATTGTTCTATTAATTAATTATTACAAATATTTTTAAATGTTCCAAATAAGTTATTATCTAAATGGTAATAGAATTGAAGGTAGGACAAATAATTCTCATGCGAGGAGACAAGATTATAAATAGAGCAATCCAAATGGGGATGGGGAATTACTGGTCCCATGCTGGTTGGATAGTTGGTTCAGATCAAAAACATATTTATATTCAAGAAGCAAAAGGAACAAAAACAAAAGTAGTCACAAATAAATATTTAAAAAAAGATATATATGATAGATATAATAATAACATTTTAGGTGTTTTTGATTTCAAAATTAGACCAAATTCTCAATTTTATAATTTAGTCAGAGATTCTGAAGATAAAAAATACGATTATTTATCTATAATTCTACATTTTTTTAGAAGAATTAAAAGATTATTTAAAAAGAAAAATAATAAATTAATATATGAAACTGAGAATATTGTTAGTTGTTCAGAATTAATTGCAAGGAATTTATCAAAATTAAAAAGTTTTGAGATTTTAACAATTTTAAACAAAAAAAGCTTTGAACAAATCAAACCTCAAGATTTAGCAAATCTCCATGATAAATTACAAAACAGTAATTTATTATAAAAAAAGTTCCAGTGGAAACATAGGTTAAAAAATCATATAATGTATTAAAATATATATATACTATCAATATATTATACTTTAGACTAATCAATTACACACCTAGGCTTCCTATGGAAAAACTAAAAAATAAAAAAAACATCAAAGTAGGGTCAGGGGCTGACCCTACTTCGCCTTTTTTCTGAAAAAGCACTTTTTTGATAATTTTGAAAAACATCAAAGGGGGGTCGGATTTTGTAATTTTTAGTAAAAACATAATTAAATAAACCAATTAATTAATAATATTAATATGAGTTACACAAAAGGAAAAGACAAACATACAAAAAAAATAGTTAAAGATGCAACTGAAGAAGGGAATGAGTCAGTGAAAACATTAATGACTTCTTTAAAATTAGATAATTTAGAGATAAGAAAAGAGTTAAAGGACTTTAATAAAGCACAATCTAAACGTGATAAAATATCAATGATAGTAAGATTAATAATATTTAGTATTATGTTATGGCAGTTTGGTTTTGTTCAAGCTGCATTGGCTGGGGATCTTCCAGAAAATGTTTGGGAACTCACATTAAAAATCATTAGAGTTATGTTTGAAATGTTTGTTTAATTAATATATATTATATTTAGATAGGTTTATAAATATTTAAAACCTAACTATTTTAGTAACAAACATCAATAAAAATGTTCGATAATAATAAATTGCAACTTTTATATAATATATATAAAAAAAAGAATTTTCTAACTCTTGAAGATATAGGAAGAGTATTTGGTAATATGGATAGAACTTATTGTTTAAATCTTTTAAAAAAATTAATGGATGAAAATTATTTAGAAAAAATCCCAGAAACACAATGCCCAATTAAATTTGATGTAAAATACGATGTTAAATCAAACCCACTTGAGATAGACACTATTGAAGTATCACCGAACTGTTAATATAATTATTTATATACTTTCAATTTTATTTTATTTTTGCTCTTGTGTTAGTCTTGGAGCTCTAACTTTTTTAAATCATGTTCTACAAACTTTTTGGGGAGAGTTTTAATGCTCTCCTTTTTTTGCAGTTTACGATAAGATTTATAAATAATATATTTTTAAACATAATATAACTATATGAAATAAATAAAAAAGGTTGTCGAGACCTTTAAGGCATTAAGCCCATTTAGAAAAATTGATATGACCTATCAATATATTTCTATCTTTGTTTATTTATAAAAATATGGTATTATTTTATAAAAATGGATGATAATATATACAACAATTACAAAAAAAATACAGGGAATAAGAAAGAAGAACCCATAAAACATTTCAAATTCACCGAAGAAATGGGAGAATATTATAATATTAGACAATTTATTCTTAAAAAAAATGTAAATGTAAGGATGTTTTTAGTATTATCTCTAAAACAAATCACATGGTATAAAGAATTAAAAATTAAATTTGATATACACCCAAGCCATATCACAGAATTTTTTGATTATATGAAAGAAAACGACATGATATTATTTTCTCCTCTTGTTGAAGTTGATGGAATTTTATTTGAAACTGTAACATCACAAAACAATGCACATTTTTATGGGGCAAGAGATTTAGTAAAAGTATATACATTAACAGAAAAAGGAAAAGAAATAGCAAAAAGATTAACGGACGACATAATTAAATTAACAAATCAAAGATCAGATCTTAATATGTATTTGCAACAAATTCTAAAAAAAACTAATATTCATAGGATTTTAATGAATAAAATTAAAGGAGAAGAATCAAAGAGAGGACTAAGAAAAGTCAGAACTCCAGATGGTTCAGAGTATTATCATGAAACAAAAAACCAGATTAAGTTTGAAAAGGAGTTAAATCAGGCAATCATTGATACCAAACAAGAACTTTTATTAGAGAAACAGACAAACAACCAACTAACAACAAAAGAAGCCGGAGAATTGGCTTTAATAAAAAATGGAGGCCTTGCAGTTTATGAAGAAAACAACAGACAAAAACCAAAACCAATAAAATATGATGGTGTATATTCTCACCTATCCCAGTCACAAATTGAAGGAATAATGGATGGATCTTTATTTTATGATGAAGAAACTGGAAAAGTTTTAGAAACAAATGAAAAAACAATAGAGAAAAATTATGATCTTAAAACAAGTCAAAGATATAAAGAGCTCGAGGATGAAAAAGTATTGTCTGTTACTGGAAAAGAAATAGAATACAAATTAACTGAAGAGGGAGCAGAACATTATTTAGGTAAACCAAGACCAAAACAACCAACAAACAAAGATGATGGGATGGATTTTATTAATAATTTATCTGCAGGTTTATAGGATGGTAATTAACCAAACCAAATTAAACATATTTTTTATTCCTGGAGGTTATATTATATTCAAAAATATTGCATCAGATAATAGAATAAAACATTATAAAGCCAAACTAAATGGCAATAAAATAATCCATAAAAAACCAATATCTAAATTTAAATATGCTGAATTATTAAATAATAAACTATTATAATAGTAAGGTTTATAAATATAATATAACTTTTATTAATTACATGGTCGAGAGCAAAAAAACATTTAATGATCTTAGTAAAATTAAATGTAAGTTAGAAAAAAAAGGAAGATTTAATTATGTCAGTTGGGTTCAGGCATGGTCTGAATTTAAAAAAGTATATCCAAATGCTAATTTTAAAGTGTATGAAACAGAAGTTACTGTTAGAATTGGAGAGAAAGTAAAAAAAACAACTGTCCCATATTTTGAAAGTAATGCTGGTTCATTTGTAAAGGTTGGTGTTACTAATGGAGATATAGAATATATTGAACATTATCCAGTTTTAAATTTTGCAAATAAATCTGTTAAAGGTGAGATGTTGGATGTGTTTGATATTAATACTTCAATTAAAAGGGCAATGGTTAAAGCAATATCTTATTTTGGATTAGGTTTATATGTATATGATGGTGAAGATTTACCGCCAACAGAAGAGAAAACCAAAAAATGAACTTTGATGAATTAAAAATGTTTGCTGATGAACAATTAACAAACACCATAAAACCAACATTGAGAGGGAAAAATGATTCTACAATGTATTTTTTAATCCCAAAAGACATAAGGAATTTAATTAACCATAAAAATGTATATAATTTTAATATTATTAATTGTAAAAAAGATAAATATTTAGTAATAAAATTAAAATGAAATATTCAAAGAAAATTATAAAAGAATCTGAAACTTTAAAATTTGATGACACAAGGAGATTATCAAAAAATAACTTTGAGGTAATATATAAAGTTTCAAGAGATGTGAATTTGAAATGGCATTGTACTTGTTTTAATGCACAATTTGGAACATCTCAAAAAAGGTACTGTAAACACATTTTAGGTTTAATGAAGTTTCATGATCCAGAAACATATAAAAGGGAGATAGAAGAAGAATGAATTTAAAATCAGGATCACCAGATAAGAGAGGAATTAACTCAGCGAGTAAAGCTTTAGATTATTTAGTTGAATTAAATGAAAAACATTTAAACGATACTGATAAAAAACTACAAGTAGAATGCATTGATTATTTAAAGGAACATTTAAAGGATCTAAAAAATACCCAAGCAGCATCAACTAAAAAAATAAATGAGTTAAATAAAACTGTCGAAAAATATTCAAAAAAGATTGATAAACTTTTAAAAAAAATATCTCCAGAAAAATTGATGTCCTTGTTTAAAGAGATTTAGAATGGGAAGAAAAGAAAATAAAATATTTGATTTACTTGAGTTAGTGAGTAAGAAGAAATGGCAAACAACAAATGCTTTACTTGTTGTGGGGAAAGACACAGTTTATAGTAGAAGAGAAAGTTATGAAGCAAACCTAAAAATTTTAGAAGAAAAGGGTTATATAGAAAAAAAAGTAACATCTCAAAAAGTGGGAGTTAAAACTGAATGGTTAAGGAAAAAATAAAAATGTTTGAAAACAAAGAAACAAAATTAGAAACAATAAGACATGATCTGATTGCAGCAATGCCTGAAGATTGGGTGTTGGAAAGAGAAGAAGATAATTTAACATTAGTAAAAAAATTAAAAATAGGAATTTATGAAGATGAATTATCAATAAATATTAATGTAAACCCTGACGAAAAGTCTGACCTGATTGTTGATTTATTAGGTTATGAAAATTTTAATTCTAATTTAACTTTTACTAATGTTAAAAGTTTATTTAATTATCTTAACAAAGAAAAATGGATTGAGACAGAGTTTATTGATTTAGTTAAAGGATTGAATAAAAATATGGAAAAAATAAATATTATAAAATCATTGGTCCATAAAAAATATTTAGTCTTGAATAATGTTGAAGATTTTACTTTGGCAGAATTAAAATATTTGGATGATGCAAAATGAATGAAAAAGATACACTTGATGTTTTTGGGAAAGATTTAGAAACACTATCAATCGAAATATCAAAATTTGTTGAATCTAAAACAGATCATACATCACCAGCACATGTTATTGGTTTTTTTGAATTATTAAGAATAATTAGTGAAACAAACATAGCCAGTTTAAAAGAACAAACAGAGGACAATAAAGATGCATCAGAAATGATTGTTACTGTTCAAAACATAGTAAGAAAATCAACAAAAACAAAAGCAATGCCAAGAGAATTTTAAATAAAGAAAGGTTTCCCAAACCCTTCCAAAGAAATTATACTATACTACTACAATAGTAAGGTTTATAAAGAACTATATACTATATATATTATGGCAAACGTCGAGATCGCTAATACAATTAAAAGTCAAATCCAAGCTATTGATAAAATGGCTCTGTGGGCATGGGGTTCAACCAACTACTTTGCAGGAGAAAATTATCTTGCATTTAAAGTAAGAGGTTTAAAACTGAAAGGTTTTGTTAAAATCATACTAGATGAAGCATCAGATTTATATAATATTGAATTTTATAAAGGTTTAAGTAAACCAAAAGAATTCAAAACAATCACAGGTATTTATGCTGATGAACTTGTTGATAAAATTGATGGGATTATTGAAAAATGAATCCTGTTTATCGAAAAGGAATTTATAAATATTCAGATGAAAAAAAATCTGAATTAATTATCAACCAACTAAAAAAGTTATCGGTTGCGGATTGGTCCGGTGTGGTTTTTGGTGCTGCATCTACTTTACTATTAATATAAAAATGACAAGAACAGGAGAAGATTTAGAAGATTTCCATGAGGAAATGAGACAAGATGAAATGCGAGACAGACAACAAGAAGCTCGAGAAACTTTAAAAGATTGTTATAAGGATGAATTTTATTCTGCTTATTCAGATTTTGATTTAGCAAAGAAATTTGTTGAAAATGGTGATGATGAAATGAGTTTTGATGATTTTGTGGAAACAGAGTTTGAACATTATTGTGAGAATAGAGATTAAAAATGGCAAATTTCCAACAAGCAATTATTTGGATGAGACAAGGTTCGGCAATTTTTAGAAATACAAAAGAGCCTATGTCGTGGTATTTAAAATTAACATCAGACATTGATTTTGGTTTTTTTTGGAGAATAAATGATAAGAGAGAAAAGACAGAGAAGATTAATTTATTAGATATTGAAGCAACAGATTGGGAAATATATAGATATTAAAATGAATAGAGAGATAAAATTTAGGGCTTGGGTGAG